GTGGCTAACTGGACTTTCCCGGCGGCATTCGCCGTGGCCCCGTATATAAATGGTACTGCTGATAACCGATGGGTTATTAAATCCACGGCCTCCACGACGCAAACTGGTTATCTTCATGCCTCTGCTATATCCAGTGCTGGCGCTCAGCTAACGACATTGACTGCAATAGGAAGGTGGTTCTAATGATTATTAAGCTCATCCCGCAACGCTCTGACGACACGCTCACCATCGCCAAGGCCGGCGACGTGCTCACCATCAACGGCACGGCCTACGACTTCACCCAGCTGCCGGAGGGCGCCACGCTGCCCAACAGCGCCATCGACTGCGCCGCGCTGGTGGGCGATGTCACCCGCAGCAATGGCGATGTAATCCTCACGCTGCTGATGCCACACCGTGCCAACCCTGCGCCAGAGGCCGCCTTCCCGGCCGACATCGTCAACCCGGCTGATGGCGACATCGCCCTACCAGGAGCCGCAGTATGAGCATCGATTACACACAGATGGTCACCGCCGAGCAGAAAGCCGCCGAGGCGCTGGCCGATGCCGTGGGCGCGAAGACCGCCGAACTGCGCGAGGCCTGCCGCTCTCATATCGTCGGCGGCGTGTCCAGCGATGCGCTCGGCGCGGGGCATACCTACCCGACCAACGCCACGGACCAGCAGAACCTTAATGGCTGCGTCACCGAGTCACTGCTCAACGATGCCGATCCGAACTGGGCCGTTCCGTTCTGGTGCGCCGACGCTGCCGGCGTATGGGATCGCCGCATCCATACGCACGCGCAGATACGCGCCGTCGGCACCGCGGCGGCAGCTCATGTGCGGGACGCACAGGATATGTTGAAACTACTCAACGACCAGATCGCGGCCATCGTTGGCGATACCGCGCTGACCGACGATGAAAAGCGTGCGGCCATTGACTTGGTGACCTGGTAATCATGGACGCGCTTTATCTCGATGTGCATGGTCTATCGCATCATTTCAGTGATGAGACCTACAACGAGCGCAACATCGGCGCCGGCGTGCATTGGGAATCGCAATCAGAGGGCATGCGGACGATGGCGATGGTCGGCTCATATCTCAATAGCCTGGATCGACAGTCCATCTATATCGGCGGTGGCGTGAAATACTCACTGGCCCGGGGCGTCGATGCCGTGGTGCAGAGTGGACTGGTGACCGGTTATTACGATCATCCAGTCCCCACGGCCATGCCCGGTCTATCCATCGGTGGCGAGACAATGCGGGTTAATATCGGATTCATTCCGGCCATTAAAAACATAACGCCTGCCGTTATTACGATGAGCCTGCAATTCAGGATTGATATATAATGCCCCGATTCCAACTCAGCGAAACATCTAAAGCGCACCGCCTGGGCGTCGATCAGCGGCTAATCGAGATATCCGATCTGGCGATTCAGATCACGCTTGTCGATTTCGGCCACGGTCGGTACGCCGGGCTGCGGTCCGTCGGCGATCAACAGCACCTGCACGCGATAGGGACGTCCCCTTATTGCGACGGTGTGGTCCAGCGCAGCCGGCACCAGGATGGCAAGGCGCTGGACTTTTATGCTTGGGTCAACGGGAAAGCCAGCTGGGAGCCCGAACACCTCGCCATGGTGGCAGCAGCCCATCTACAGGCGGCCAGCATTCTCGGTCATAAGATCCAATGGGGCGGGCTCTGGCCACACAAAAAGCAGAACGGTCTCTATGGCTGGGACTGCGCTCATATCGAACTGCTGGAGGATTAGGTGATGAACTGGTCAGACGTGGGCGAATGGGTCAAGGCGAATGCCGGCACGGGGGCCGCGCTGGTGGGCTCCCTGCTTACCGGTAACGTGCCGGGGGCCGTAGCGGCAGGCGTGTCACTGGTTTCCAGTGCTACCGGGACGAACGACCCGACCGATGCTCTGGCGGCGCTACAGGGCGATCCACAGACCGTTATTAAGTTGCGCGAGCTGGCCAACGCCGAGCAGGCGAGCATCCGACAGCACATCGAGACCATGGAGCGCCTACGACTCGAGGATGCGCAGAAAGAACACGAACAGCAGCAGTTGACGATCCGGGGCGGCGATGTGGCCACGGATGAATACGTGCGCCGCACCCGTCCGCAGATGGCTAGACAATCCTGGACCGCGACGGTAGCCTATTGCCTCGGCTGTTGGGTATTATCAGCATTCGGCCATGACATATTTGATGGCTATGTGGCCAGTGTGCTATCCGCGCCTGCCTGGGGGTATCTCGGTCTGCGCACCGGCGATAAAATCAGCCAGGTAATTGGCAAAAAGAAAAGGGCCTGACCGTGGGTAGAGACGAAGTAGCGCAAACACTCCATGATATCGCGATCAATCCGACCGTCGCCAAGGCTACAGCCGCCGCCACCACCGGGATCGGTTTCAGCACGGCATTCGGCATGCTCGAGCGGGGTATCGGTTTCGCGGCGGCGGTGATGGGCCTCGCAGTCAGTGTGGCTATCTGGCGCAAGATCAAAACCGAACGCCGGGAAGCCGAGCTGCGCATCTTGGTACTCGAAAAGCGGCTGCGCGAGTTCAACCCATCGCCTGAATAGCCACCAGCACCCGCGCCGCCAGGTCCGCCGCCTCTTTGGCGTTCAGGGCCTGCGCACTCAGGGCGTCGATGCCGAACTGGTGGTAGAACCGGCGATAACTCTCGGCGTCTGACCGCCCGGCGGCCTTATGGTGCCCGGCCCACCATGCCATCACCTCGCGTAGCGTCTCCTGGGCTTCCTGCCGCTCGATGTGACGTCGCACGTTAGCATTCACCCCAGCAGCCGGGATGCGCTGCCCCTGCAGTTTGCTGCGGTAGTCCGCCGGCAGCATGTCCACCTTTTCGACCTCTCCGCGCATCGCCGCCAGGACGGCCGGGTCCAACTCGGCCAGATCGCCGTCGACAAACTCGGGCGCGGTGCGGCTGGCCGGCTCTGGCTTATGGCCGCAATAGGGGCAGGCCGGATAGAACCGCTCATAGATCTGCATACACTCGACGTTTAGGCAGGAGCGGATCGGCACTACATCGGTCGGAGCGCCACGACTCTGTTTCTGTTTGGCGTCGAGGGTCCACTCGGTTCGAGCATCGGGCAGCCCGTGGCGTACCACATTGCCCACATGGTCGATGATGATGGCGTGGGGCTTGCTGCTCGCCGCGATGACCGCACGGCGGGCCTCGGCAGTCTCAGGAGGCGGACCGCCCCAGGCCACGGTCGAGGCCCGGTTGAACTGCTGGCAATACAGGCTGAAACTCTCCGTCGGGCGGCCCATGATGACGACCTCCATATCAGGCAGGTCGACCCCTTCGCCAAACAGGTCCACATTGGTGAGAACCAGCAGCTCGCCGGTGGCGAATTGGCGCATGATGCGGGCCCGTTCGGTGTCCGGGGTTTCGGCGCTCACTACCGCCGCCGGGATGCCCGAGGCGCGGAATTGCTCGGCCACATCGGTGGCGGTCTCTACATCGGATAGATAGGCGATAGCTTTTTTGCCGGGGGCGATCCGCTGATAGTGCGTGACGATATCGCCGATGATGTGCGACTGGCGGATCGCCTTCTTGACCGCTGCGGGCTTATAGTCACCCGTCGAGCCGATATCTTCGGGCGCATCGGGTCGGTGAAAATCCCCAGGCGGCGCGAAGATACGATAGTCCAACAACCATCCCTCATTGATCGCCTCGCGCATCTGCAGGCCGACTACCATCTCATCGGCCAGGCCGTCGGCATGCCGCCCGAGGCCCTTGCCATCGGCCCGGTCGGGGGTGGCAGTTACGAGCAGACCGCGGGCATTCGGGAACATTTGCACCGCCTTGCCCCATTCGTTTTTCTCGAGGCAATGATGGCCCTCATCGACGACCCATAGCCGGACGGACTGCGCCCAGGCGACTAGGGCTTTATCTCGCCTCGCCTTACTGATGAGCGACTTAACCCCGGCGACGGCGGCCTTGGCGCGGGGGTCATAGAACGATGCGCCGACTTCGCGCACATGCAGATGGATGATCCGTCGGATATCCGCCTCCTGCGCGATGATGCGATGCATCACGCCATTCTTGGCGAGGGCGAGCGACATCTGACTAATCAACTCCTGCCGATGGGCGATAGCCACCGAGGCGCCCGGCTCGTCAGCCATCACGCCGCAAAATACGACTGTCTTACCGGTACGGGTCGCTTGAACGGCCAGCACCACGCGACGCGCGGCAGCCCATGCGGCTTTAATGCGATCGATTATTTGGGCTTGGTAAGGGCGGTATTTGATCATATAAATCCCCGCCGGATATTTCTCTCCAATGCTAGGTCATCACGCAGTCGCTCCACCTCTGCACGCAACCGCGCCATCTCCGCGTGCAGCTCCAGGATATCCGCCTTCGCCTCTTCAAGCGTCCGTATCACGCCGCGCTTGCTCATGCCTTCCATCATGGTGGCCGGTTTGCAGCCTTGCCACTGTTCGAGGGTGCGTTTCATCCTCTTCATCCTCTCGTTAATTTGCTATTGACTAGGTGGACAATAGCAGCTACAGTTACTCCCGTCAACAACCGAAAAGGAGAAATACCGATGAGTCATATCAGTTTGACGATCCCCAGCGATGACGAGAAAGCGCTCGTTGCTGGGGCCACTATGCTGCTCACCCTGGCGGGCAAGATCCCCAATATGGAACTGCCTGCGGCGAGTGACGATGGACCCGGCGCAGAAGATGGCCCTCGGGCACCGGGTTGGCCAGTACGCTGCGGCGATACAGGACAAATGGCACCGCCGCATATTACCACCGAGCAAAGTATATCTGAGATCGAAGATGATGGGAGTTGCCCAGCTTGTACCCCCGATGGAAAGTGCGCCACGGGGGAGGGCTGTGTAACTACAAGCAACCCCCCGCCTCCGCCACCTGCAGCAACCGGCGATGCACCCACAACCGAGGAGGAAGGGACCACCACCACCATCGGCCCTGAGTTGGATGCCAACGGCCTACCCTGGGACGCGCGCATTCACGCGGGTAGCAAGGCCAAGCTGCAGGATGGCACGTGGCGCAAGAAGCGGGGCGTCGACGATGAGGACTATAACCGTGTCGTCGAGGAACTGAAACAACTGATGGCCGCGCCGGTGCGGACGCCTGAACCGGCGGGCGATGGTGTTAGCGACGATACCGCGCCGGTGCTGACGCCTGAACCGGATGCGGCTACTGCGCCTCCGCCCCCACCGCCCCCGCCCGTGACCACCGAGCCCGAACCGACCCCCGACACGTTCCCGGCATTCCTTAAGGCCGTGACGATGAAGGTGCAGGCCAAGGAGCTGACCATCGAGCAGGTAAACAACGCACTCCAGCCGCATGGTGTGGCCAATCTCCAGCTGCTCGGCGGCCGGCCGGACCTCATCCCGCAGGTGTGGGCCGATCTGGTAGCACCGAAATGAGCGGGGCGCACTCAGTCCTGCCGCCCTCATCGGCTGCCAGGCGGCACCAATGTCCGGCCAGCCGAATGATGGAGGTGCAACACCCATGGGTTGGTGATGAAGAGGACGCACTCATCGGCGAGGCGTCACATGAGCTCGGGGCCAGGATGATTGAGGATTACACCCGTGGCCCCAGTTGTATGCCAGCGGATGTGGTGATCGGCGAACGGGCCAGCAATGGCGTCATCTGGGATCAGGAGAGCTATGACGGCGCCCGGATGTACGCCGACCATGTGCGGTCGATCATGCAGTCAACCGGGTGTTTCGTGCCGCGCATCGAGGAGCGGGTGAGTATCGCTCGCATCCATCCCGATTGCTGGGGAACGCCGGACTGCTGGCTGTTCGACAAGGCGGCCGGGGTGTTGCATCTGTGGGATTACAAGTACGGCCACCTCATCGTCGAGGCGTTCGAGAACTGGCAAAGCATCGAGTACATCGCCGGCATCTTGGATGAACTGGGTATCGACGGATTCGATGCGCAGTATATCCGCGTGCAGATCCACATCGTCCAGCCGCGCGCGCCCCACCGACTCGGCACGATTCGCACCTGGGAGATCGCAGCGGTCGACCTGCGGCCCTACTTCAACATTGCCGAGGCGTTCGAGGCCGAGGCGATGAGCGATAACCCGACATGCAACACCGGCCCGCATTGCCGCAATTGTTCGGCCAGGGTGCCGTGCTGGGGGCACACGGTGGACAGCTTCGCGGCCATCGCATACAGCGGGCAGCCATACAGCACGCCACGCGACTCGGCGGAACTCGGGTTGGAACTGCGGCTGGTGAATCAGGCTATTGATACACTGAAAGCCCGAAAGACCGGTCTGGAGGCGCAGGCCGAGGCGACCATCCGTGACGGCGGCTCGGTGCCCGGATGGGCCGTCGAGCCGGGGCAGACGCGGACCCGCTGGGCCGTGCCAACTGCCGAGGTGCTGACGCTGGGCGATATGCTAGGGATCGATCTGCGCAAGCCACCCGAACCGATAACACCCGCCCAGGCTGAAAAGCTCGGTATTGACCCGGCGGTCATTAGCGGCTACAGTGAAACTCCGACCGGCGCATTAAAGCTGGTCGAATCTACCAAAACCATCGCAGCTGCGGTGTTTAGCAAGAGGATGAACTGATGAGCATTATCAACGAAGGCAAGAACGTGATCACCTGTCCGGGAATCATTCTGTGGGACGGCATCACGCAGCCCGACACCGACGAAAAGACGGGCGCGGTATCGCACAACCTCAAGATCGCGATCCCCGAGACGGCACCGGAAAAGGCTGAATTGGAACAGTTAGCCAACAGCACGCTGGCCGCCTCGGAGTTTAAGGGGCAATTTCCGGCCGGGGGTAACTGGCCGATCATGCCGATCGACGTGAGCAAGCTGGGCGACAGTGTCCCGCTGATGGCCGGGCGTGTCGCCATCTCGGCGAAGACCCGCCTCGGCATTCCGCCGGTTTACGATGCGGCGGGGCAGGAGCTGCAGGCTATGCAATTCGGCCGGATGATCTACCCGGGCGCCGTCGTCAAACTGCTGGTGCATTGCTACGCATTCAACAACAAGAGCAGGGGCCTGGCCTACGGTCTGGACGGCATCCAGATCATCGACGCCACGGCGCCCAAGCTGGATGTCGGCGGCGGCATGTCGGCCAGCCAGGTCGGCGCGGCGTTCGCTGGGACGTCTGCGACGGCCGGTGCGCCGGCACCTGCTCCCGCGAGCGCTCCGGCACCGGCACCCGTCCAGCCGCATCACGGCTTTGTGGCCAATGCCGGCGCGCCGGTACCGCCGAACGCTGCGGCGCCTCAGCACGTCATGACCCCCAAGGCCAACGGCGTCACCTATGAGGCTATGATCGCCGCAGGATGGACCGACGAGCTGCTGATCCAGCACGGCATGATGCAGGGTTGATACTACCGCCGCCCTCCGGGGCGGCTCTTTATCTGGAGGATGAGACGATGCTGGATGTAATGCTCGATTTGGAAACGATGGGGAATGGTCCGAACGCAGCTATTATTGCAATCGGTGCTGTCGAATTCGATATCCACGAAAAGCGAATCGGTGAGCGGTTCTATGTTGTAGTTGATTTGCAATCCTCCGTTAGTGGAGGTGGCGTAATTGACCCTTCAACAGTGTTGTGGTGGATGAAACAATCAGAGGAGGCCAAGGCAGAATTCGAAAGATCTGGAGAGCATCTGGCCACCGCGCTGATCCGGTTTGCACAGTGGCTGAGTGACCGAGGTCCAGCTGATACATTGAAAATGTGGGGGAATGGTGCCGCTTTTGACAATACTATTCTGGCATCTGCATACCGAAATATGCATCTCGAACGGCCGTGGACGTTCTGGAATGACCGCTGTTATCGAACAATCAAGGCGTTAAATCCGCAGGTCCCGTTTCAACATGCCGGAACACATCATAATGCGGTAGATGATGCAGAGAGCCAGGCGCGACACCTGATCGCGATACTCGGATAACCAAGGAGACAAGACGATGAGACTGACTAAGTACATGAAAGAGGCGTTTGTTCGTGCGGTTATCGACGACGTACCGACCGAGAACTACAAGGCACAAGGGTTAGAACTTGTGCAAAAATTCCTCATCACCAAGATGCCTACGAAAATAAAAGCCGTGTACGACGACAAGGCGCTTCGCAACGAATACTTATTGTCACACATTCATCGGGTATTCGATAGCAACAACGCCCGCTATTTTGCGCACGCATACGGTCCTGAAATCAATCGCGACAAATACCCGGAGGAGCTGATCAAAAAGCTCAACGTACTCGCAGAAAAATACGCCGAGCAGGCCGAGAAGATCAAGCATCTGAAATTGCAATTAAAAGGATTGGTAAATAGTGTGACAACTCGCGCTCAACTGGTCAAAGCAGCCCCGGAACTGGAAAAATACCTTCCTGCCGAGCCGGAGAAAACCAGACAATTACCCGTTGCAACCGGAGTTATCACCAATCTTGTTGAGGCCGGGTGGCCTAAAGGCGGTGAATGATGGAATCACCAATCACGACAGAATGCGAGGCGCTGCGGCAGGAAATCGAACTACTGGCCGCAGAGAATCGGCGTTTGCTCAATGCGCTCAAGGTGCCGGCGTACCCCGAGAAGGAGGTGCGGGCGGTGTGGAGACACGGACGGCAAATAGGGATCAGCGATGAACTACCGGTAACCTGGGGGTCTAACGCCGAAGAGGTGAGCCGCATATTTGTCGAGGCGTTGCGTGATGCGTGAGGATCACGGCTATGACATTGAGACCTATCCAAACATCTTCACGTTCACGGCGAAGCATTGCTGGACTGGAAATGTTTGGCGATATGAAATCAGTACACGGCGAAATCAACTCGGCGAGTTGCTGCAGTATCTGCGATGGCTGGCCGGATGTCCGGGTGCCCGGATGGTCGGGTTCAACAATGAAGGGTTCGACTATCCGGTCATTCACCACATCATGCAGATGGGCGAGGCGGTGACGCTCGAAAGCATCTACCTGAAAGCGATGGAAATCATCAACAGTCAGGATCGATTCGCTAATATCATCTGGGAGTCGGACAGGTTCATCGAGCAGGTCGACCTCTACAAAATCCACCACTTCGACAACAAGGCGAAATCTACCAGCCTGAAAGCTGTGGAGTTTGCCATGCGGTCGGAGAGTATCGAGGATCTGCCGTTCGAGCCGGGGCGCATCCTCACGTTCGACGAGATGGACATCCTGCTCGACTATAACGGTCACGATGTTGATGAGACGGTCAAATTCTATCATCACTCGTTGCCCGCGATAGAGTTCCGCGAAGAGTTGTCGCAGCGGTATGACCGCAACTTCATCAACTTCAATGACACCAAGATTGGAAAAGAGTATCTGATTATGGAGTTGGAGAAGGCTACCCCCGGCTGCTGCTATGATCGCAGTTCGGGGCGCCGAGTGGCCAGACAGACCCCGCGACCGTTCATTCGATTGGCCGATGTCATTTTGCCGTCAATTCGCTTTGATAATGCGGATCTCAACAAGGTTAAAACCTGGCTCGAATCGCAGACCATTACCGAGACGAAAGGGGTATTTAAGAACCTGAACGCAACGGTTGGTGGTTTTCAATTCGATTTTGGTCTGGGAGGAATTCATGGCAGCATCGATAGCGCGGTGGTCGAGGCGAACGATACCCATTCAATCATCGACCTTGACGTGACGAGCTTCTACCCTTCCGAGGCCATCGAATACGAATTCCACCCGGAACACCTCGGGAAGATGTTCTGCACGATTTACGCCGATCTAAAGACCGAGCGAGTGAACCACGCGAAAGGCAGCAGTGTTAATGCCGTGCTGAAGCTGGGACTGAATGGCGCATTCGGCGACTCGAACAACCCTTACAGTCCGTTCTATGATCCACAGTTCACAATGGCGATCACCATTAACGGGCAACTATTGCTCTGCATGTTGGCCGAGAGACTACTAACTATCCCCGGACTGCGAATGATTCAGGCCAATACCGACGGCGTAACCGTTTACTGCCCGCGAGAGTCCGATGGATTGTTGAATAATATCTGCAAAGTCTGGCAGAAGGAAACAGGACTGGACCTGGAGGAAGCCCGGTATTCTCGCATGTTTATTCGTGATGTGAACAACTATCTGGCGGAGACTGAGAGCGGGAAGATCAAGCGCAAGGGCGCCTATTGTCACGAGATTCCGGTGCAAAACCCGAATACTCAGGAATTACCGTGGCATAAGGACCACGGCGGCCGGGTTATCGCCAAGGCTGCTGAGGCCGCGCTGCTGGATGGTGAAAACATCCGCGATTATATCGAAACGCATGCGCAACTGCAGCCGCTGGATTTCATGCTGAGGGCGAAGGTTAACCGCAGCACAACATTGATGTGGGGAGATGAGGCGCAGCGGCAGCGCATAACACGTTACTACGTAAGCAACACCGGGAAACCTCTATCTACCATCATGCCGCCGATGAAGGGTAAAGAGCTGGTGGAGTTTGATGTATATCAAATGCCCGATGGTAATGAATTATTCGCAAGGCTTAAATCTGAATATACAAAAGTCGAGAAGAAAGGTTATACCTGGTTACGCAAAGAGTTCGTACCGGCAAAAAATCGACATACCGATATCAACAAAGGCTATCTGACTACTATCTGCAACGATATGCGCAAGGCTGGGCAATTTGATTTCAACATCGACTGGTATGTCAACGAGGCGGAAAAGCTGGTCCTACCACTTAAGAGGTTTGTGATATGACACTCGAACAATGGGCGATCAAACACCACGTCGGATGGGATGCGCTGCATGAGCTGCGGCAGATGATGGGCGCGGCAGATAGCGGCAGGCCGGCCCTCAGCACTGGCCAAGCGCCGAGCAGCGAGGCGGCAGTGCAGAACGCCGAGCGGCTGGCTATCGGGCACCAGGGTGGGCGGCTATGGCGTAACAATGTCGGCGCTGGCTACATGGCGGACGGGTCGTTCCTGCGCTGGGGGTTGTGCAACGAATCCACCGCGATGAACAAGAAGATCAAGAGCTCCGATCTCATCGGCATCAAGCCGGTATCCATTACGCCCGAGATGGTCGGCAGCACTATCGGCCAGTTCGTGGCCCGGGAGTGCAAGCACGGCGCCTGGCGCTATACCGGCACGGCTCACGAGGCCGCGCAACTGGCCTTTATCGAGTTGATCACCAGCCTGGGCGGCGATGCCCGGTTTACTAATGGGAGGGGAGAGTGATGGAGTGGTTGATAATATGGGCCATTGGATATGGAATAACCGAAGGCATTATGGGGAAAAGGGCCCGGTTTCTCGGGTGGCCTGAGCAATTGGGACAGTGGGTGCGAAAACTCGTTGAGAATGACGAATGAGTAGACTCAAGTTTCGATGCGGTCGAGATGAGTGCCGGCGGATCTACACACTGAGCAAGCATCCCGAGGAGTACGTCAAGCCGAAGCGGTGCGCGTGTGGTGGCACGCTGCACGACTACTCAGCGGACCGGCGGCGCAATAAGGCGCGGACATGTCATTGCGACGGGCTATCCCACCCGCACAAGAAGGGCTCGACGGTATGGTGTCGATACCACCCGACCGGGCCGACTGATCAGGATTACGAGGATAGATACAGGTGACCGCATACTACAACGAGCACGATCCGTTCGCGGCCGCGTGGCTGCGGGAATTAATCAGAATGGGGCAGATAGCTCCGGGGGTAGTTGATGAACGATCAATCGAAGACATCGTGCCAGCAGATCTTGAGGGATACACTCAGTGCCATTTTTTCGCCGGAATCGGAGTGTGGTCCTACGCATTACGCCGAGCAGGTTGGCCTGATGATCGGCCTGTATGGACGGGAAGCTGTCCTTGCCAACCTTTCAGCGCGGCAGGCAAAGCTGGCGGGTTTACTGACGAGCGGCACCTCTGGCCACACTGGCTCCACCTCATCCAACACGGAAAACCGGAAGCGGTCCCAGTCTTTGGCGAGCAGGTTGCAAGCAAAGACGGCCTCGGTTGGCTCGACCTTGTACAAACTGACCTGGAAGGCGCGGGCTACGCCAGCGGGGCGCTCGATCTCTGCGCTGCGGGCGTCGGTGCGCCGCACATCCGACAGCGACTCTTCTTTGTTGCTGAAAGGATGGACGACTCCGCAAGCCCACGATACATCAGGGCGGTCGAAGGGACAGAAGGAGCTTCACGGAACGAAACACGGATGTGCATGCCTGGTGAGGGATGCGACACTGGCCGGATGGCCGACCCCGTGCCAGCAGGACGGGCCGAAGGGCGGGCCGGGACAGGGGACGGACCGACTACCGGGGGCGGTGAGTTTGGCGGGATGGCCGACCCCGAAGGCGCAGGGGGACGAGAACAATCTGGAGGTATTTCTACAGCGGCAAGCACGGGCGAAAGAGAAGTGGCCGGACAAGGGTATGGGGATGCCGTTGGGACCAACGGCGCAACTGACCGCAGGCAGCCCGGCCCGACTAACGGCCTCTGGCGAGATGCGGACTGGCTCTACTGCCGGGATGGAAAGTGGCGGCCAGTTGAACCCGGCACATTCCCGCTGGTTGATGGGACTGCCGCCCGAGTGGGACGACTGCGCGGTTACGGCAATGCAATCAATGCCGAAGTCGCCACGGCGTTCATCGAAGCGTTCATATTGACCGCCCGGCCATAACCCGCTAACCTATCGACTGACGCACACGAAGAGCAGACAACTATGAGCAAGACAAAAGACTGGATGCCGAAAGCCGAGCGACGGCTGCAGATCCTCGATGCGGCGGTGGCCCTGGCCGCCGAGGATGATTACCGCAACCTGACCAAGCGCGGGGTGGCCGAGCGGGCGGGCGTGTCGCCCTCGCTGGTCATGGCCCATTTCAACACCATGACGCAAATGAGACGGGCCGTGCTCCGGCATGCTATTAGCAACGAGATAGCCGTCGTGGTGGGCCAGGGCCTCGCCGCCCGCGACCCGCACGCGGTCAAAGCCCCCGAGGAGCTGAAACGCCGAGCCACCGGGCAGATGATGCGATAAACAGAACAACAAAGGGGCACGAGGATGAGCAAGTCGCTGGCGAGGGCGGAGGATGCATAGCCCCCTCACATTCACACTATTTCCCAATCTCGGCGGGCTGCAGGCGACCGAGTACACCACGACTACCGATGGGATGGTCGATTGGTTGCAGCAGCTGCCGGAGTACCCGGACAAGGCCGCATGCCCGTTGATCTCCCTGAACCGCTACGGCGAGCAGAAGACCCCCAAGGGCTCCCTCCGCCACGATGCCAACATCATCGAGGCATGGGGCGTGATCGGGGACTACGATAAGGGCGACATGTCCCCCAGCGATGCGGCGGGCATCCTGGGGCTGATGGGCATCGAGGCGATCATCGTGACGACCCCGAGCCATGGCGTTAAGGGCAACCGCTGGCGCGTCATTGCGCCGTTCAGCCAGGCGCAGGGCCTCGAGGCGCGGCACGCTTTCACCGGCAAGATCAACACGATACTGGGTGGCATCCTGGCGAACGAGTCTTTCTCCGCCAGCCAGGCGTTCTATGTGGGGCGCGTCGCCGGTGTGCAGTACGAGGTCCACCGCATCGCCGGGGTGCCGATTGATACCATGCCCGGCGTCGACCAGCTGGAGATCACAGGGCCCGCCCAGGCCCAGCCCCGCACCGGTAGCACCGACCCCCTCGCCCTGATACCCAAACGCGCCGATGATATCGAACGGGTGCGCATCGCGCTCGAACTGATTCCCAACGAGGGGCCGGACTGGGAGATGTGGAACCGGATAGGCATGGCCGTCTATAACGCCACCGGCGGGACTGACGAGGGCCTGGAGCTGTGGCGCGAGTGGTCGGACCGGTGCGGGGGTGATGGCGATAGCGTCGATGCCCGGTGGCGGCATTACCGCGGCAGCCCGCCGACCGAGCTGGGCATGGGTACGCTGGTCCACCTGGCCGGGGGCGCGCATACCATCCGGGCCGCTATGCCCGCACCCGAGGTACCCGCCGTCCCATTACCGCCCGGTGCCCCCGGCCTGGAGCTGCCAGCCGGCGGCAAGGGCAATACGACACTCGAGGCCGCCGTGATGGTCGAGCGTCATATCGCCGTAGCGTTCGATGAGTTCAAGCAGCGGGTTATTCTGCTGGCCAAGCCGCCGTGGCGTGAGCAGGACGAGACACCGCGCAACTGGACGGATGCCGACACGGTGGAGGCGCAAGCGTGGATGCAAGGGCAGCTGATGAAGCCCGGCAAGGAGGCGGTGGCCGATGCGGTGCTGATGCTCGCGCACCGTAACCGCAACCACCCGGTGCGCAACTACCTGAACCGGCTGGAGTGGGACGGCGTGGGCCGGTTGGACAACTGGCTATCTCGGTATCTCGGCGTCGAGGCGTCGGAATATTCGCAGATCGTCGGTGCAAAATTTCTCATCTCCGCGATCGCCCGGGTCTACGAGCCGGGATGCAAGGCCGATTACATGGTCGTGCTCGAGGGCTCGCAGGGTCTGCAGAAGTCCACCGCCATATTCTCCCTGATGCCTGATCCCGAATGGTTCACCGATGAGCTGCCCGACGTGACCAACAAGGATGCGGCCATTCAATTGCATGGTGCCTGGATCGTGGAGGTGGCCGAGATGGACGCGATGAACCGGGCCGAGACCGGTGCCGTTAAGAAGTTCGCCTCACGTCGTGTCGACCGGTATCGGCCCCCCTACGGTCGCACCATCGTCGATGTGCCCCGCCAGTGTGTCTTTATGGGTACCGTCAATCCGGAGGAGGGTGTGGGCTACCTCAAGGACCAGACTGGGAACCGGCGATTCTGGCCGGTCATGTGCGGCCTGTGCGATATCGCCGGCATCGTGGCGGACCGCGACCAGCTATGGGCGGAGGCCAAGGCGCGATACCTGGCCGGTGAGAAGTGGCATGTCAAGCACGAAGTCGAGAAGCGGCTCATTCATCCTGAGCAGGAGGAACGTCGGGAGCGTGACCCCTGGCAGGACAAGATCGCCGAGTGGCTGGAAGCGAGCCACATCACGGCGGTGACCACCAACCTCATCGCCTCGGTGCTGCTCAAGATAACCGACGACCGGCTGACCACCGCACACGGCCGGCGGATCGCCAATGTGCTGCGGATCCTCGGCTGGACCGTCGGCAAGAAGAAGCAGCGGTTCGGCACCCGCGGCCCGGGGGTGGTGTTCTACCGCGACCCGGACGATCCACGAATGACCGACGGAAGTATTGACCAGCCGGACAATAGCGACTAGACTATGGGCGTGATGACTAATTGTTGGAGGATGGAAAGATGATTGAGATAAAAAACCGATATACCGGAAAAATTATCTACACGCACCGCGGGGCCGACCTGCGCGAGGTCCGCGTTTTCAACACAATCGGTAACGGCGTGATCATCCGCTCCATGCAGTTACCACGTTATATCGTCAATGTGTGTGACGACTGGCTGCAGATTGGTTGTGAGGGGCATCGCTTGCATGAGTGGGAACAGTTCGATGATGCGACTATCGCCAGGATGGACGACGGAGCCCTTGACTGGTGGCGTGCGCACAGGGCGCTTGTATTTGCCTTTGCGGACTGCGCGTGATGCCACGGGATAACTGCAAGGCCCGCCGGTATGGCAATCGGATGCTGTGCGAGTGTGGACTGGCGTGGGATGTGGATGATGCCGAGCCGCCGGTGTGCGGGTCGAAGTCTCGTCGACAGGAGGCCCGGCGTGTGGCGATGGATGAAATGCAGGAGCTCTTAGCGGAGGATTGAATAATGCAAGATGAACTAATAATCAAGGTTGAATTACGAGGGCGATACGGTAATTTTTATTATGCCACGGAATGTCCTGCAATGCTCCGCGAGGCTTTTGAACCGTTAAAGACTTGCGATGATTCAATGATTGCATTCGCAACCGGAGATACTATCGCGGGATCGGCTCATGCTGTTAGAAAAGTAGAGCTGAGAAAAGACGACGCCGATATCTTATCCAAAGAGATAGCCAAAGCCTTAGTATCTTATGTGCAGAAAGACGATACGCACAATGGGTATAAAAACGATGATTAAACTGCTCGCCTTCCTTCTGATCTGCGCCTGGGTGGGCGCGTGGATGCACTATGCCACGGCGGATAGGCTGGAGTGTATGGCGCACGGGGTAGAGTTCGGCGGGGAGTCGCTGGGACTGGATGGGTTTTGTCTGTATGGCGATATCATGGTGCCGGTTGAATGGTATGGGAGGAAGTGGTGACTGACCAGACATCTTTTCCACACCTCGGCGGCTGTCTGCATGGCATGACCGTCGAGTTCCCCACTGGCGAGCCGACGCTCACGCGGCGCTTCTCGGGGGATATGTACCGCCTGGAGCGCTTCATGCTGCACGGGGTCAGTCTGCGGGCCTATGTGCTCGAGCGGACGTTGCCGGGGGAGGCTAGGCGGCTGCTGGTTCAGGTGGCGTTGGAGGGGTTGAAGAAGTGATCGGGCTATCCGCGGCGACTTTCGCGCTCGTGTTTCTCCGGGCTTGGCAGCAGCAGAACGTGATCCACGGGCACTATGGGTGGGCTATCGTGACCTCCTACGCCCTATCGCTGGCCGATGTGGTGGTCGTGGTGGGGATGGTACACGGAGGGCTGGCGGTGGTGCCATGGATAGGAACCGGGGCGGCATTAGGCGTTGTGACGGCGATGGGACTACACAAGAGGATGAGGAATTGATCGATTACAAGATACACCACGGGGATTGCCTGGATACATTGCGCGGGATGGCGGATAGTTCGGTCGACAGCATTGTGACCGATCCGCCTTACGGCCTCAGCAAACAGCCGGACATGGCCGAGGTGCTGCGGCACTGGCTGGCCGGGGACGACTATATCCACACGGGTGGTGGATTCATGGGCAAGAGTTGGGATAGCTTCGTCCCGGGGCCGTCGGTATGGCGTGAGGTGTTGCGCGTGCTCAAGCCGGGCGGTTATGCGCTCGTCTTTGCGGGCAGTCGAACACAAGACTTGATGAGCATGGCGCTGCGCCTGGCGGGGTTTGAGATCCGCGACACGGCGTTTTGGTTCTATGGATCGGGATTTCCGAAAAGTCTGGATGTTAGCAAGGCGGTGGATAAAAGCCGTGGCGGGGCCAGATTCGACGACATAAGGGCTTATCTGCGGAATACAATCAAGCAAGCGGGAGTGACTCATGCTGATATTAAACGGCATCTAGAATACCCAGAGGACAGCGGCGTGGTTAGTCATTGGGTTGGTAAGAGCCAACCCAGTCTCCCATTATGGCGCGACTGGCAGAAGATGAAAGAGATCCTACCGCTAGATGGCCGATATGATGAACTACTACGGCACGCGGACAGGGAGGTGATCGGGCAGAAAAAAAGCGGGATAGCCAATAAGGCGGAAGGGCCGCGGCATACGATAGGCGCCGGGGTTGCTGTCGAGGTTGATATCACCACCGCCCACACCGACGAGGCGAAACAGTGGGAAGGCTGGGGGACGGCGCTAAAGCCAGCCTATGAGCCCATCATCATCGCCCGGAAACCTCTCGAGGGCACTGTCGCTGACAACGTGCTGACGCATGGCGTGGGGGCGATCAATGTGGATGGGTGTCGGATTGGAGACGAAATGATAAAAACGAACGGTCGTGGGTCACAAAATGGAGTAACACCGATTGTTCCTCAATCGGCGGACTATGTAGGCAGTGAACATCACGGCCGCTGGCCCGCCAACATCCTGCACGACGGGTGCTTCGACGATGAGCCGTGGGGGCGATATTTCTACTGCGCCAAGGCCAGCAAGGCGGACCGGAATGAGGGCTGCGATCATCTGGCGCATGTGGCCGCGGGGGAGGTGACTGGCGGTCGGGCTGAGGGCTCTGATGGCCTCAAGTCGCCGCGTGCCGGCGCTGGGCGGACTGGCGGTGCGAGGAACCACCACCCAACCGTCAAGCCGACCGAGCTGATGCGATGGTGCTGCCGATTGGTGACGCCACCAGGTGGGACGGTACTCGACCCGTTCGCCGGTAGTGGGTCGACCGGTAAGGCGGCGCTGCTGGAGGGGTTCAACCCGGTATTGTGCGAGCGGGAGGCGGAATACTTGCCGATTATTGAGGCTCGATGTGCTTGGGCGTTGTTTAAGCGTGTGACAGAGGAGTGATGAGAGATGAATATCAATGAGATTGCAGCAAAGCAATACGATTGGGTAGAGCGGATGGGATGGCACAATAAGACCGTACTTGAGGCCTTAGCTCTCATATGCTCCGAAGTCGGGGAGGCGGTTAACGAGTGCCGAGGCGATGAGCCTACTGAGAATTTCGCCATGGAGTTGGCCGACATCATCTTGCGTACCGCCGATCTTGCGCACACGCATGGTGTTGATCTTTCCGCCGCGATACAGGCAAAAATGGCGCTGAATGAAAAGAATGGCACCAGAGGGCGGCGCATTTAATTATTCAGTAATTTACTGAGCGCCCCCTTTTGCTCGCGTAAAGCGGGCTTTTTTTTCGTCTATAATTTATAGTAATTTTTCCATAATTTTATAAACTGCTCAGTAAAATTATAAACCCCGTTTTGTGCAAATGTGTGACAATGAAAAATCTGCATTGTCACGGAATTTTCCCTTTAAAATCAATGACTGTGCAAATTGTGACAATTGTGCAGATGTTTTCCCTATAACCCCCTGAATACCTCCTTTTATAATTACTATAATTTACTGATACTGCTTCTAGCCTCTCTATATAATCATTGTCACAATTGTCACTATTTGCACAGTCATTGATTTATAAGGGTTTTTTTGTGTGACAATAGGTCAATACATTTGCACACATTGTCACAGGTTGACCCAGGGGCGACGAGGCGGCTAGACTGTCGGCATGGACAATAACGCCGAACAATTCTGCCGGGCTCTGGTGGCCGATCCAGAGCTCAACGCCACTGAGGCGTACCTGACTGTGCACCCGGAAAGCTCCAGGGCAGCGGCGCGCACGTCTGCCAGCCGGTTGCTGACAAAAGCTGACATCAAGACGCGGATAGGCGAACTGCTGCGCGAACGTGCCGAGCGGCTCGATATCAAGGCGGACGATGTGGTGCGCCTCTTGTGGGCCACGGTGACCGCCGATCCGAACGAACTGGTGGAAGTGCGGCAGGACTGTTGTCGGCACTGTTACGGCAAGGACCATCGCTACCAGTTCACACCGGCAGAGTGGGAACAAGTGCAGCGCCAGCACCAACAAGCCTACCAGATGGCCGAGCGTATGGGCCAGCCGCTCCCAGCCGAGCCGGACCTCGAGGGTGGTATCGGATACGATGCGCGTTTTCCGCCTTACCCCGAGTGCCCGGAATGCTTCGGCCGAGGCATTGAATCCATCGCCGTGAAGGATACCCGCACGCTATCCCCGGCCGCCAAGCAGCTGTATGCCGGGGCCAAGCAGACACGCGGCGGCATCGAGATACTGACCCATTCCCGCGATAAGTCTCTGGAACTGCTCGGGCGGCATCTGGCTATGTTCACCGACAATCTGGCCCACACCAGCCCCGACGGTAGCATGACCCCTCTCGGCCTGGATGATTTCTACCGTGAACTGAACAAGCCAAATGACGGGTCCAACGCTTAACCCCGCGCTGCGGAGCTTCTGGACCACCCCGGCCCGCAATCGCGTCCTGTATGGCGGTCGGTCATCGTCGAAGAGTTGGGACGCCGCTGGCTTCGCCATCTTTCTGGCGCAACGATGCAGCCTGCGCATCCTTTGCACTCGTCAATTCCAAAACAAGATCGAGGAATCGGTCTATTCTCTGCTCAAGATCCAGATCGACCGGTTCGGGCTGCGGGACCAGTTCACTATCCTGAAAAACAAGATAATCAATAACCGCACTGGCACTGAGTTCATATTTTACGGTCTGTGGCGGTCCATCGACGAGATCAAGTCGCTCGAAGGCGTAGATATCCATTGGGCCGAGGAGGCCCATCTGCTGAGCGAAGAGCAATGGAGGGTCATCGACCCGACCATCCGCAAAGAAGGCAGCCAGCACTGGATCATATTCAACCCTCGGCTGGTCTCCGATTTCGTTTGGCGCCGGTTCGTGGTAAGTCCGCCACCGAATACCATCGTTCGCAAAATCAACTATGACGAAAACCAGTTTCTCTCCGAGACGATGCGCAGCATCATCGATACGGCCAAGCGAGAGGATGAGGACGAATATCGCCATATCTACCTGGGTGAGCCGCGAACCGACGATGAGTCCGCCATTATCAAACGGTCCTGGCTCATGGCGGCCATCGACGCCCACAAGGCCCTCGGCATCCGCCCCAGCGGCTTGAAGCGCATAGGCTATGACGTGGCGGACGATGGCAGCGATATGAACGCCACGGTCACTGCATACGGCCTGCTGACCATGAACGCGCAGCAATGGAAGGGTAAGACCGACGACCTCCTCGGCAGCTGCTCCAGGGTCTACAGCCTGGCCCGTCAGATGCAAGCCACCATCTACTATGACAATATCGGGATGGGCGCTGCGGCCGGGTCGAAGTTCAAAGAGCTGAACCAAACGACGCGCGCACGGATCGCATATCATGGGTTCGGCGCGGGCAATGCGGTCCACCGTCCTGACGCCCAATACCAGCCGGGTGTGACGAACCGCGACTTTTTTTCGAACCTTAAGGCCCAAGCCTGGTGGACGGTGGCTGACCGGCTGAAAGCCACCTATGCTGCGGTCCGCAACGGCGAGAAGATTGACGAGGACCAGCTAATCAGCATCAACAGCGGCTGCGAGAACCTGGAGCAGTTGATCGACGAGCTATCCACGCCGCGCCGGGATTTTGATGCGAACGGCAAGGTAAAGGTCGAGAGCAAAAAAGACCTTGACAAAAGGGATGTGAAGTCGCCAAACCTAGCGGACGCCTTCATAATGGCTTACAATCCCCTAATATCCTCGACGGTGGACTACCGCCGATTGCTCTAAGGACGCCGCCATGGCCAACAAATTCACAGACGGATTGCGCAACTTCGTATCGTCGCTAGTCGATGGCCGCAATCCGATCAACCAGAACGAGATCTATTCGCAGGCGCTGAGCCCTGAGACACTGCGCCAGCTCTATCGTCACGGCATCGGCAACAAGGTGGTGCGGCTCAAATCCGGCCATGCGCTAAACGACACGATCCAGTTCGAGAGCACCGAGGATGAGCTGTTCTACAAGGCCCGGCTAGAAAAACACGTCAAGAAGACCGTTAAGTGGATGATCGCATTTGGCCGGGGCATCATCATCCTGCATGCCAAAGGGGACAATCTGTCAAAACCGCTTGGCCAGCCGGACCCGTCCCGCCTGATGCTCAGCGTATTCAGCGGCGATATGGTAACAGTTGGTGACGTCGACCGGGACCTGCAGTCAGAGCGGTATCTACGCCCCCTCACCTACAATGTCCGCGGCGCGTCGATCCACTACTCAAGGGTGGTTGACTTCCGATACATCGAGCCGCCCGAGCTGGACGCCCCGCGCTATATGTACGGCGGAATCTCCGAGTTCGAGATGATTTACGAGCAGATCATCGCGGATGGCGTGGTGCAGCGTGCCAGCCCGCGCATCCTCGAAAAGGCCAGCACGCTGTTTTACAAGATCACCGGCTTCAAGGATGCCATGCGCTCGGGGCAAGACTCCGAGATGATCGAATATTTCAGCCGGCTGGAAGATGTGCGGGGGATCTTCGCGGCCGGGCTCATCGACGCCGAGGATGAACTGGAGATCGCCAACCAGTCGATTAGCAATCTGGCCGAGGCCGACCAGATCACGCTACGCCGGCTCGCCATGGTGACTGGCATCCCGCTCGCCATGTTGGTCGGGGAGAACGTCAAGGGGCTGAACAGCACCGGCGAGAATGAGCGCCAGGTGTTCCAGGACATGATCGAGTCGCTGCAATCCGAATATCTGCTCGAGCCCATTACCGAGCTGATGCGCCTGTGCGGACAGGGCACCATCGAGTTCAAGGACAACCAGGGCGACACACCGAACAGCCGGATGGACTACGAGACCAAGGCGATCGCCAATGCCGAGAAGCTGGCGATGATGGGCGAGGACTCGCGCGGCTATCTCATCGATCGTGGGGTCATCCAGAAAGACGAGTTCGATCTATTCGCCGAACCGCCGGAGGATGGGCCCGAAGCGTGAAACGGGAGATCAAAGCCGCCAAGCCGACGCCGCTCAAAGCACCCGGCGCCCCGCGCGCCCAGGAGCGGGAGCTGGCCGAGGTCGCGCTGTTCATGGTCGAACAGATATCGCAGCGGTTCCGCAATCAGGTATTCGGCGAGCTGCACAAATCGACCATAGAGAAATTCACCGATGCGCAACCGGGCAACTATGCCAAGGTGTATCTATCGCTGGCCAACCGCGTGCGCCGCAAACTGCTAAAGCAATTTGACGATAAACGCATTGAGGCCCTGGTGCAGACCATTCTCGATAAGGTGAACAAGCGCAACCGCACGGAGCTATACAGCAAGGTCGAGAAGCGGATCGGGCTGTCCAGTCTGGAACTCACGCAGACCGAGGGGCTGATGGCCAGCATGAACGCGCTGAACCTCGAAACGGCGCAGTGGGTCAAGAAGCTGCGCGACGAGACGTTGGAGATGTACACGGCGAACAGCCTGCGGGCGATGACCCAGGGCAGCAGCCTGGCGGATATTATGGAACAATTCGACGGACTGGTAGAGAAGCGCAAAAACCACGCCAAGTTCACGGCCCGCAATCAGATCGCCAACTTCAACAGCATAACGACCAAACTGCGGGCGCAGAACCTGGGCATCACGCGGGCTCGCTGGATTACCTCACGCGACGAACGGGTACGCGAGTGTCACAAGCAGCGCAACGGCAAGGAGTTCGACCTGGATAAAGGGCTCTATTCCTCATGCGATGGCAAGTGGTTGCTGCCCGGGGTGGATTACCAATGCCGCTGCGACTATGAATTAATCATTCCGGCGGAAGATGAGTAGCCCGCGATAACCATGGGCGATCCGGGCTGGTGTCATATTCATACAACTTACCGGGCTCCACTGAGGTCACTACGCAACGACAATTGTAGTGATGCAGTAAATGCCCGCCTCGCCGACCCGTCAAAAACCAGGCGATAGTGCATTCGGCCGTTGTGAATGGTGCCTGTATGCGTTGGATGAAGTCGAAGACCCGTTTTGCGCGTCCGACTAATTGGATGTGCTTTGTCCTATCGTCATGCTGCGTGATCCACTTTATATTCACGATTTCACCTCCTCAGACTTGACCAGCGTCACCGCATAGCCGGTGGGTTTTCCGCCGCTTTGGGCCTCACTCCAATAAGCCAATCCAGGCGCTGCGAAGTCGAACGCCTCTTTGACGGTCGCCATATCGTCGACTCGCACCTTGACCGGCACCATGAGCGTTAGATAGTAGGTAGCCATAGATCAGAACCTCCAAATAAGTTGCAGGAGTCGGGTATCCGCCGCCGGCATGGACTTGATGCCGAGCGAGGTCGACTCGCCATAGGCTACCGGGGCACCATGCTCATCGAACCGGATAAAGCCAGCGGAGACTACCGGCAATTTGACCTCCCGAGCTATATCTACATGCGATTCGTGGTCGCTGAAAATACGAAATGACATCGTTCCTGTGCGGATATATTTCATCACTGCAGCGCCTCCGCCTTGACTAATAGTTTGACCACCGCATCTGGCGTAAACTTGAAAAACAGTTCATTGTTCATTTTCCCACCTCCACGAACTCTCCAAATTCACTAGCCACGACCGCGCGACAGATGGCGATTTTAAATTCAGTAGATTCAAACCACCGATCCTCATCACCATATTCCACGCAATACACCTTTGAACCCGTCTCGTCTATGTATACCCAATGACCAACGATATAGTCCTGTTCAAGCAAGTACATCGCCTGCCCACCGTTGATGTCTGGCCGGTAGTCTTTAATAGATGGATCCGACAACCACTCCCCATTTGCATACCCATAGCCATTCCCGACTATTTCCCGCCCACGCGCCCTCGCCACAAATTCCGCGAGCTGGAGCCCTGTCAATTCACTTACTGCTATCTGTGTCATTCTTCTATCTCCTCGCTATTCATCGCGGCGTCTGCCTGGTCTAGATATGCCTCATCGGCGCGCCGCTCGGCATCCCAGTAGCGGCCACGGGCTCGCGCCCTGTAGATCGTGCTGGGAGATATACCCTCCGCGATAGCCGCGCTATACGGCGTCTCGCCCATCGCCACTCTAGCGAGCGCCCGTTCAGTTGCCGTGGATTGTTTGCGGGTCATTGTTTTTTGTCCTCTCTGGACGATATAACCGCATCTACGCGCTTAGTGAATGATTCGTCAGATTCCTCGTAGATGCTCAACAAGCGGCCGTCGAGCCCCCATCGTGGAGAAAATCGAAAGCCTCGATTCCAATCTATACTCTTAGTTCTAAGTATCTCACCGATCGCGGAGTTACCTGCAATCGTGCGAAAAATCTGTTCATAAATGCTCATGTTCGTACCCTCCAATTGTTTGCGGGTCATTTGGTTAAGCCTTCTCGTGCTACGATAACGGCCTTATATTCCTCCAAGGATAGCCATGAACCATCGGCATGTTGAACAAAACAGCCCGATGGGAAGCGATATTCAGTTTTCCGCCCGGTAATATCGGAATACTGGCTGCACGCATAGGTTTCCCCGATATTAACAATGCCGATAACCCCACCGAATAAGACCCCACCACTTACGGCCAAACACCCTATGAATCTAATAAAATCAGTAATTGCTTCCAACATCTCGCTATCCTCCTAACCCGCTCGGCCCATTGCCTCGCTGTTGAAATAACTATAGGCCCTTTTCCGCACTAGTGCAATATACTACCGATGGGGTATTGACCAAGTGGACAATATGTGATAGTTGACAGCCAGGGCGCTGGGGGCTATAAATACGGGTAATTTACCAGGGAGCGAGGCCCATGCCCGCGAAGCTCGAGCGCTGCGTTCAGTCGGTTATGGAATCGGGAAAGTCCGAAGAATCGGCCTATGCCATCTGTAACGCTCAGTTCAAAGACACGGTGCGCGGCGAGTTCCGCGATTCGGCGGTATTCGACCCCGAGGAGCGCACTGCGGTATCCGTGCGTGACGGGGTGCTTGAGTACCTGGGCGCCGAGCTGGGCATGGTGCCAGCCGACCGCATCGTCCGCGTCTACCGATCCCCGGCCACCATCGCCAACACGGCCATGAAGATGCGCGGCATCCCCATCACTGACGAGCACGTAAGCCTGGACCTGCCCGCCCCGTCATCCGGTGGGTTCGTGGCCGATGCCGAGATGATGGACGCGCACGACCCAGCCACCGCGTCGACTATCGCCATCCGCAACAAATTGGCCCTCGGCGACACGCTCAGCATGTCGGTCGGCGCGGGCAAGCGCGAGTTGTCCCTGGGCTACATGGCAGACCTCGTACCGTATGAAGGCGATGAAGATTATGATTTTGAGCAGCGCAACATCGCGCCGCATCACCTGGCCGTTGTGGACCGTGGCCGTTGTGGGTCCATGTGTTCATTCATTGATCGCAAACCGATAGAGGAAGAAGAGATGTCCCTACATAAAGCATTCAAGGACCAGGAGGGGCAGCTCAACCTCCAGCAGGTCGTCGAGATGGCTATGGCGTTGCCAGAGGCCATCAAGGCCGTGCCGGTGGACCAACTGCAGTCCCTGGTCGAGCCGCTGCAGGCCATCATCGAGGCCGCCAAGGCCGCCGGCGTTACCGCTCCGGTCGAAGAGGAACCGATGCCCGAAGCGCCCACCGAACCGATGGAGGACGAGAACATTCCCGAGGACGAAAAGCCGAAATTCTCTGATAAGTCGGTCGTCAAGATTGTGGACGCCGCAGTATTCAAGGCGGTCAAGCGTCATGCCAGCGTGATCGAGAAGGCCCGCGATTTCCTGCCGGAGGAGTACAAGTTCTCCGACAAGACGACCGTGCAGATCATGCGCGACACCGTGGCCACCCAAACCACCGAACAGTTTACCGATACCAAGCTGGAACTGGCGTTCAAGCTGCTCAAACCCACACCGGCCAATTACAGCAAGTTTGCTGATGCCGGGGCGGATGCATTCGCAACCCTCAAAGATAAGGAGCTGTAATCATGTCCTTCGCAACTGGTTATGTTGATGATCCGCAAAACATCGGAGCCGGCGAACGCCTGGGCACGGTTCATGCGATCTTCTCCGCCACCACCTTCGAGAACGGCCTGAAAGTTGGCCGCTTCGCCAAGCTGGACACTGGCTCCATCGACAATTTCGACGGCTCGGCCACTCCGGTCATCGCCGGCGTAGTGCTGCGCAACGTCGCCAATCCGGTCGAGGACGCTGCGACCATCGACAACACGCTGTACAGCCAAGTCGAGTACATGCGCCAGGGCCTCGTGACCGTCGATGTGAAGACCGGCGAGACCCCGACCAAATACGGCCGTGTCTACATCTCCAACGCAGGCGATGCGAACGACGGCCTGGCCACTGCCACCAATACCGATGTACCGGCGAACGCCGAATTCATCGAGGAAGTGCAGAGCGGCGTATGGTTGATCTACATCACCCCGGCACCGGGTGATATCGCCACTCACATTGCCGACGCGGTTGGTGCCCATGCGGCCAGCGCTATCAGTGTACTGGATGCTGCCGGGCTTACCGCCAACGATGAGGTCGAGGCTGTGCTCGCCGAGATGCTGCCCGCGGTATCCGGTATCGCGGTTATTGCCGACCCGGGTGACGCTGGTGCCATTCCGGTCCTTCGCTCCGGCAATGTGGCGATCACCACCGCAGGCGCCGAGACTCGCACCCTGGCCGTTCCCGCCACCGTGGGCATCACGCTGGCTATCAGCTGTGACGTTTACGTCGGCGATGCTGTCATTACCGTGGCCAGCCCGTTCAACCAGACCGGCAACAATACCATCACCCTGAACACCGCAGGCGATACCGTCGTCCTGACATCGGTGCAGGTTGGCGGTGCGGTCGTGTGGCGACTGGTTGTAAATGACGGCGCTACCCTGGCGACTGTTTAATTAACGCCCTGACAAGGAGCAAACGAAATGAAAATCGGAAATCTTTATAATCTGGATTCCGTCAAGGCGTTCCAGGATTCGCACAAGCGCCCTGGCTTCACCGATGCCTACGCGGGCACCGTGCTGGCGCGTCAACTGACCGCCATCGACCCGCAGATCTTCGAGAAGCGGTACCCCGAGCTGTCGTTTATCAACAGCGGCATCGTGGCGGATAACTCCGGCGGCTATGTGCAGCGCGTCCAATCGCTGCGCAAGCGCGGCCAGGGTAGCTTCCGCACCGCGGGCGACCTGTCCGGCAACAAAGGCAAGATCAGCCTGGCGGCCGAAGACAGCTCCATCCTGGTGCTGGAGCGCACCGCCGAGTCGGACTGGAGCGAGACCGAGATCAAACAGGCCGAGCTGCAGAACATCAACCTGCCCAGTGACTACATCACCGAGCACAACAAGATCTATATGCGCGAGGTCGACGAAATCGGCTACCTGGGCACCGGCACTCACACCGGCCTGCTGAACTACGCCAGTTTCACCAGTGGCGCGGCCACCGGTGCCATTGGTACTCTCACCGCACAGCAGATGTATGACGACATCAGCGACCTGATCATCAGCCAATGGAACGCGGTCAACAACACCGCAGAATACAAGGCGAACCGCGTCGATATGCCGGTCTATGTGCTCAACACCCTGAACGCCACCATGCTGAACACGGCGGCCGGTTCGTCCACCGTGCTGCGCGCGCTGCAGGACAATTTCCCGGGTGTGTCCTTCCAGGGTACTTTCCGCGCCGACGATGCGGGTGGTGCAGGCGTGTCGCACACCGTGGCCTACAGCAACAACAGCGAGGCCATGAAAATGCGCATCCCGGTGCCGTTGACCATTGGCGAGATCGTCAAGCGCGGCAGCTTCGACTATCATGTCGATAGCATGTACCGCGTCGCCGGCCTGGACGTGCTGGAAAACACCGCCGGTTATATCCTGACCGGCCTGTAACCGATCATCCTTCGCCCAAGGACGGGCACCCCTTTTTTATCTGGAGTCAGACATGACCGCAGAAACCCATGATGAAGAAACCGCCCGCATGCTGGCCGAACTGGAAAGCAAGCAGACCGAGCGCGAGCAGTTGGAGGCCCGGGCCACCGAGCTGGGCATCAAGTTCCGTGGCAATACCAGTGATGACACTCTGCGCGAGCGGATCGCAGCCGCCGAAGCCGAAAGTGCCGAGTCCGAGCCCGGAGCGGTGGATCCAGAGACCATCGCCGAAGAGCCCGCCCCCGCCAGTGACGAGTTGGGCGTCGGTTCGATCATCACCAACCCCGGCCGGAATGTTCGCCGCATCGGCAATCTGGTGATCGCCCCCGGCGGCCAGAAGCCGCTCACCGAACGCGATGTGGCTGACAAGCGCACCATGGCGAAAGTCGCGTACATGATCAAGCTGGGCGTGCTGCATCGTGGCGCTGATTGACGACTTCAAGGCGCGGTTCCCGGAATTCGCCACGGCGACGGTAGATACCTATCTGCCGATCCTGGAACCAGTATGGCCCTGCTACTACGGCCGGGCCTACCTTGCATGTGATCAAGAAGCGATTCTCAATCTGGTCGCCCATCTACTCGTCCAGGAGACCAGCAGCAGTGCGAGCGCATCTCAGGTCGTGCAATCCAAATCAGTCGGCAGCGTGTCGGTGAGTTTCGCCGCACAGTCGCATTCAGGCGGCGCAATGTTCGACTTCTTCAACACGACGAAATACGGGCAGCGCTTTTGGATGCTGACCAAGAACCGGCACGGCGGGGTGGCGGTGTGAAGAAGATCACGCCAGCGCAGATGCTCAAGCGGGCGACTGATTTCGCTGCCGCCCTCGAGGCCGCGAAGAAAAAAGCCGTATTTGTTGGGCTGCCCAAGGATAAAGTCGGCGGCAAGATATACGGTGACGGAATGACTGTGATTCGTATCGGAGCGATCCACGAGTACGGTGCAAAATTCACCCATCCAGGCGGTACGCCTTACACCATAGGCGGTGATGGGAGGGCGCATTTCGTGAGTAAATCATTTACGGGGCCGGTGCATGGTGTAACAAAACCGCACCAGATAACCATCCCGCAACGCTCTTTCCTTCGTGTGCCGTTCGCCGTCAAGCGTAAAGACCTGAATAAAGCCATCGCCAAGCAATTCGAGGCGGTGGCCGAGGGCCGCGATGCCGATGTGGCCTTAGGGCGGGTCGGCGTACTGGCGGCTAACGTATCGAAGGGGGCTTTCACCTCGCTGGGCTACGGTAGCTGGTCGCCGATCCAACCAGAGACGGCCAAGCGCAAAGGCTCAAGACAAACGCTGATCAACAACGGCATTCTCCGCAGCTCAATCACATCGGTGGTGCGTGACCATGCTTCCTGATGTCTCCGAAGCGCTGGCCGAGTGGACCGTGCCCATCGTTGTCAAGGCGGTGACCCAACACACCATCGACTTCGAACCGGCGAATCTCATCACACCTCGCACGATCAACGCCGTGGTCCAGCCAGCGCAGAAAGAAAAACTGAACGCCGATCAAATTGACTGGGCGCTCAAGTACCTGCTGGTCCATTCCACCGAACAGCTGTCCGCTGGTGAGTTCATCGAATACCAGGGCGAGGACTACAAGATCATCGAGCCGGGCGACTGGCAGGCGTATGGCTACACCGAGGCTATCGCCGAGCAGACGAAGCGCACGCCGCTCGTCGCCACGTTCCTACTGACCTACACGGCAGGCATCGGCGGCACGCTCACCGGGGCCGCCGAACAAGTAGTCGCCCAGGGCGCTGATGGTTCAGCAGTGACAGCCGTGGCCGACACTGGCTACACTTTCACCCAATGGAGCGACGGCGTACTGACCGCAAGCCGCACCGATACCGCGATATCCGCCGCGATATCCGTCACCGCACAATTCGAGGTTACGCCATGAAATCCGATGTGATCCGTTGGGGGGTTTTGATGCTTGGGCTGGTATTGATGGTTCCCGCCAGCGCAGGACCATTTTCCAGACAACTGCAGACTGATCCGCCTCGTACAGGTCGGGTCATAACGGAAGCCGGGGAAGTCGTCAATACGGCCAATCTGATTAGCAGCGACGGCATCTATGTTCGAGAATTATTGGCGGATGGTTCGCGGCCGGCCATCGATATTCATAGTCGAATCCATCGCGGGGAACTGTTCACCGTCTATAAAAATCTGGCTAGTATTGCAGATGCTGCGACCATCGATATCGTATTGACGACCCCGGCAACGGATTGGCCACACGTGTCCGTTAATGTGGAGTTTGACGGATCCGCAGACCTTTTAATTTATGAGGCCCCGGCATTCTCGGGGGGCTCTGCGCTGTCTTTCATTAACCATAAATTTTACAGCACAAGCACCTTTGACGGGACTGCGGTTTACGCGCCAACAGTGACCGGAGTCGGCACGCTCAAAGCGGATATCCACGTCGCCGGGGGTACTACCGCAGCCCTGCAGCCTCCAGCGTCAGGCGTGGGCGGCGGGTTTGATCGAGAATTCCTGTTGAAAAATTCGACCTCATACCTGATTCGAGTGATCAATCAATCGGGAGGGGTCATTCGCGGTGGTGTAGAGGTTGATTTATACTCTAGTTCATTGATCCCTGATTGAGCGATTATTTGATGAAACGCCTATTTATATTGCTGATCTATACTGCGTATGCCACGACTGCGCTTGCCGGCCCGTATTCCGATCAACTGCGCCGAGATCCACCCCGTACCGGGCGATATATAGCCGAAGATGGCACGGTGCTGAACATCGCCAATGAAATTCTAAAACAGCCAATCAATATCGCCAGGGGCCGCTATCCCGGCGCCCAATTATTCTCCGCCTATGGAGAACGGACAACCGCAGGACAAGAAACTAACTATCCAATCTGGCCTGATGGCGCGACGATCAATACTGCAGCCTATGGTACTGCGATCACTATCCAATCTACCAGCGCAAACGATGCAGTGGGCGGGACCGGCATTCAGTCAATACATGTGCATTATCTGCAACAGGACTTTACGGATACACAAAAAGTCATCGAACTGGATGGAATCACGCCAGTGCCATTGAGTGACCCGAAGTTTCTGTTCATGCAATGTATCCATGTCAACGCCGTGGGCAGCGGTGGAAAAGCGGCGGGCCTGATCACGGTGTCCGCCAGCGGAACGATTTATAGCGAGATACCGGTCGGGGAACTGCGTTGTTCTTCGAGTTTCAGGATGGTGCCCAAAGGGACGCAACTGTATATCGACAATGCTGTGGGAAGCTCCGTCAGTGCCACGGCGGACACCACCACTATCATGCGGATCGTGGCCTCGCAGATTGAGACGCATTACTACCGAAATCCTTTGATATTCGTCCCACATGCATCGGTCGGCATGCAAAATAGCGCCGTCAGTGCTGAGTTTCCGACATCGCTAGGGCCATTCGATGCGGGGACAATCGTTGGCTGTATCCATTCAACCAACAAAGCCGCCATCGTGGCTTGCACCTGGTTTGGGCACCTGGAGCCGGTGCAGTGAATCCGATCTTAATAGCCGTCGCCAAGCTGGTGCGCGACCTGCTCGGCTACGATGAGCAGTTGATCCGCATTGGCCGACACGGTAATAGCCGCGAGGACTTCGAAACGGCGTATATCGTGGTCGATGCGCTCGGCCAAGCGATACGCGCATCCAGTTTGGAGGATTACGACGGCACGACCGAGGAGCTGAAACTCGGAGCTGTTTGGCGGGGCCCCGTGACGCTGGATTTTTACGGCGCGAACGCCTACACTCGCGCTATAGAGTTCGGGCTACGCAGCCGCTCACAGACCGCCTACGAGCTGAAACGGATGCTTGGCATTAATGCCATGCACCCGACCGGCCCGACTGATTTAAAAGCGCTCACGGGGCAGCAATACGGCGAGCGTGTACAGCTCGAGATGGTGGTAGAGTACAGCACCGACGTGACGATTGACACCCTGCGCATTGATACCGCGCAGACCGAAATACGAGATGAAGAGGGAATAGTCAATGGCTAATATCACCAATGTGGTCACCGTCACACTGCTGCCCCAGGGCGAGGCGGCGGCCCGCGATAATATGAACGTCGTGGCGATCATGACCAGTCAACAGACCGGCCCGCTGAGTTCTGCCAACCGTTTCGAGCTTTACACCGATATCGCCAGCGTGGCCACGGACTTCGGCACCGACTCGCAGATGTACGCGCACGCGACCGCTTTCTTCGGCACCAACCCCAACCCGATCAATGCGGGCGGGGTATTGGTGGCCGGGTACTGGCGGGGCGCCTCCGAATCCGTCGCAGCCACCGCCGCCACGCTGACCGGCGGTCAGCTCACCGAGGCCACCGTCGTCGACCAGCTGCAGGCGATCAGCGACGGCTCCATGTCCATTACCATCGACGGCGGCGCGGTGGTCTTGTCTGCGTTGGATTTCCGGGGTATCACCAGCCTGGCCGACGCCGCCACGATCATCGATACCGCACTGGGCGCCAATGGTTCGGCCGAAGTGGTGAACGGCGCCATCGTTATCACCAGCGCGACCACCGGCGTGCTCTCGCTCATGGAGTACGCGGTGGCGCACACCTCGGGCACCTTCCTGGGCGATCTGCTGGCTCTGGCCGCGGGCACCGGTGCAGTGACCGTACAGGGCACCGATGCGACCGTGCTGACCGCCGAGACCCAGGTGGCCGCAGCGACGGCGCTCAAGGCGCTGGTTAATTTCAAGGGCCTGACCTTCATCGACGAGGACACCGATGTCAACCGGGCACTGATGGCCGCCTGGGCGCAAGCCAACAGCGTGCTGGTTTATGAGGTGTTCAGCGGTTCGACCTATCTGGCCCTGGATGCCGATACCAATGTCGTGTGGGCGAACAAGCTGGCTGGCCTGAAAAATTACCGCATGCTCTACAGCGCCGCGGGCAATCGTCGCATGGCCACCAGCTACATGGCCCGGGCGCATACCGTCAATTTCAACGCCGAGCGTAGCGCCCTGACCATGCATCTCAAGACGCTGGCCGTGACCGCCGAGGATTACAGCCAGACCGATATTGCGGCGGCCAAAGCGGTCGGCCTGGACATCTACACCACGATCAAGAACACCGCCTGCATTCTGACCTCGGGCGCCAATGATTACGTCGATAACGTCTACAACTTGATCGCGTTCGTCGATGCGGTGCAAACGGACATGTACAACCTGCTCAAAGGCACCGCGACCAAGATCCCGCAGACGAAGCGCGGCGTCAATCAGTTGGTCGACCAGGGCGAGAAGACGACCCGCGGTTTCGTGCGGGCCGGCGTATTCGCCCCAGGCACCTGGGACAGCCCGGATTATTTCGGCGACCGCGAGACGTTCGAGCGGAATATTGAGCAGAACGGGTTCTACTGGCTCGCCGGTGAACTTGCAGACCAGTCGACCGCTGATCGACAGGCCCGCAAGTCGCCGGTGCTACAGGCCGGGGTTAAGAACGCGGGCGCGGTACATTCCACCGACATTATCATCAACTTTAACTACTGATAGGGGTCCGTCATGGCCGTGATCACAATGTCCGCCGATAGCGTCTCGCTGGTGCTGAACGGCTTTCCGATCGTCGATTTTTCCGAGGGCGATATCGTCGAGCTCAACCCGGTCAATGATCTCACCAGCCACGTCAACGGCGCGAATGGCGCGGTCAACATCAACAAGCGCAACGATGGCGGGGTCCACGACCTCATCATCCGCGTGCAGAAGATGAGCGGGTCCGATGTGTTCCTCAACAGTGCGATCAACCAGGAAGAGCCGGTAGTGTTTAACGGCAGCCTGAAAGAGGATTTCACGCGGGACGGCACCGCCGGCGCCGAGTCGTTCATCCTCGAGAACGGCAGCATCACCACCCGCCCGGGCAACACCAAGAACAACACCGACGGAAACGGCATGCTGGAATATACCATCCGTTTCCGCAATGCCACCCGTAACCTGTAAGCCAGGAGGCTGAGAGGATGGACGAACAGAAAAGAGCCGCGCTCGATATGATCCGCGCCGTCTATGAGGACGGCGAAGCGGAGATCAACGGTCGGGTTTACACTTTCAACCGCATGACGCACAAGCAGCGCCGCAAGGTATTCTCATTCTACACGCAAGTGGCCGCCGCTGTTGAGCGCAACGATTTCGGGTTCCTGGACACGCCGGCATTCGAGCCCGTGGAGGCCGTGATCAATAATGTGGTATCGATCGACAACTCGTTGCTTTCCAAGGTCGGCGATGCTCATTGGGAGGATCACCCGGATGATTACATCACGTTTATCAGCACGGCCCTGACGGTGATCAGCTACCCTTTTTTTCCCGCAAGCGTTACCGGCTGGGTATCCACGTTCGGCCGGAAGGCGGCGACTATATCCGGTTCACCAATGTGACGGATGATGATGCGACTATTTTTCATCTGGCACGAAAAGGTTATGGATCGGTAGCGGAGATCGAACAGTGGGATACACCGCGCTTTCTGGATGCGGTGGAATTCGAACAGATCCAGAATGACATCGAGCTGTACCACCTGCAGCAGAGTCGAGGAAGATAAAAATGGCGGTCGCCGTAGTCCAAGAGCTAGTCACTAAATTCGGGTTCCTCGGCTCGACCAAACCCCTGACCGATTATAACGTCTCGCTGGGCGGCTCTATCAAGCTGCTGGGCGGGATGTTTGTTGCCCTGGAGGGCGCCGCCGCCGGGTTCAGTCTGTGGGCCGATGGCGTGCTCACCGGCGTCGACGCGCTGGGCGCTTTGCGGCGCGAATCTCGAATCTCCGTGGCCGGTTTGCAAGAACTCAATTTCATGGCCGAGCAAAATCAAAGCTCGGCCGCCGCGATGCAATCGACGATTCGAGGGCTGACCGCCACCATCGGCACCGCAGCTATTCAGGGCAGCGCCGACTTCTCGCGGCTGGGGATCTCGGTGCGGGATGCCTCGGGGCGTGTGAAAACCGCCGACACCGTGCTCGATGAGGTTCGTCAGCGGTTCCGCGCCCTGGGCCTGTCCATGGCCGAGCAGGAACACTTCGCCAGTGCCCTGGGCATCGATGCCAGTCTGCTGCAGCTACTCAACCGCACCGACTCAGAAATGGCCAGCCTACGCGACCGTGCGCGGGAGCTGGGCACGCTGACCAGCGAACAGGTCGAACAGGCGGAGGACTATAAGAAAAGTCTGAATTCGATGTGGTTCAGCCTCAACAACGTCAAGCAACTGGTCGCGGTCGGCGTGGCCCCGGAGCTGGGGCGGCTGGCCGATAATTTCGCGCAACTGCTGGCCGACAATCGGGAATGGATCGTCTCAGGAATCCAGGCAACCGCCCGGGTGATCGGTGATCTGCTGGCTGCGTTCCACCGCTTGCTACCGGTGTTTGCCGTTGTTGCCGGTGGATTCCTCGTCGCTAAAATCGCGGCCCTGGGTTTCGCCGGTGTGATGGGAGTCATCCTATCGCCTGTGGTGCTAATCACCGCCGGAGTCGCGGCTCTGTTGCTCGTCGTCGACGATCTGATCGTGGCGTTCAACGGCGGCAACTCTGTGATCGCCAGCTTCTTCAAGGACACGTTCGATATTGATATCGTCAAGGCCATGACCGGGGCGTTTCAGTATCTCATGACCTACGGCATCGATCCGATCATCGAGGGGTTCAAGCTGCTGTGGTCCTATTGGAAAGAAATCAGCAAGGGCATTTTATCCGGCGGGCTCGCGGTGGCCAAGTTCTTCGGCTTTGGCGCTGACGAGGCACCGCCACCGCAAAGAGGGACCAACGATGTGCCGGACGACGTGCTGCGGCAGCAGCTATTGATCGACCGGATCCCCATCGACGCTGCACCAACCGGGGCCGCGCGGATCGATAATCGCCAGGTGAATCAGGACGTGAAGATCGACGTGCGCACCGATGACCCTGCCGCTGCCGGGCGGGCTATCGACGACTCGTTGCAGCGCCAGCTCAATAACGCCAATGCCCAGCTATCGACAGGGGGCCGATAATGGCCCGCCTATCGGATTATCTCAACCGCGAAACACAGGCCCCCGCCAAGGAGGAAATCGGCATCGGGGGTTTTACCGCCTTGGTGCGGATTCGGGAGAGTTATAAGCTGACCGCCAGCGCCCCGGCCACCCCGGTCGAAGATGGCAGCGTGGTGAACGATCACATCATTCTCGACCCCTTGACGATCAGCATTGAGGGTGACGTGTCCGATGTGCATCTGCGGGCCTCGCCGATACTGCGAGCCCTTCGCCGGACCCAGGCCGAGATCGGCAACATGACGTCGCAATACGCGCCGGCCAGGACACAGACCCAGCTCTCTCAGATATCCGCCCTGGCTAATGATGCCCTGGACGCGGCCCGGCGCATCGACGCCCTGCTGGATGCCGGGGAGCAGGTCGGCAGCCTGTTCGGCAACCAGGACGCCGGGTCGAAAACTAACCGGGAAGCGTTCCTCGATTATTTGGAAGCATTGCGCAATAGCAAGCGATTGATCAACATCGATATGCCATACCGGCATCTCGATAGTATGGTGATCACATCCCTGACCATTAATTATGATAACGAGATCGACGCCTCGAGCTTTGCGCTGGAGGCGCAGAAGGTCCGGCTCGCCGAGCTGCAATTTGCCCAGGTACAAAAGCGGGCCGAAGGTACGAACGGGCAGACCGATGCCGAAACGAACAAGGGTAAGCAAGTGCTGGAACCGGTGAAGTGCTCTTTCTTAGCCAATGCTCGCAGTTATTACACGGGGTCGCCTTGTGGCCAGTAAAATTCTCAACATCGACGGCGATGCCCACCAGCGGCACACCCTGCAATTCGGGGAGGAGGAGATCACGCTATCTCTTCGCTACCACCCGACGGTCGAGATGTGGACGATGGATGTAGGCTATCAGGGTCAGACGGCCAGCGGCTATAAACTGAGCGTCGGGGTGCTGCACATGCAGTCACGCAATTTCCCGTTCGATTTCATCGTGGGGGACAATAGCGGTCAGGGCTTGGACCCGATCCGCCGTGATGATTTCGAGTCGGGCCGATGCTCGCTCTATCTGCTCGATGCTGCTGACATGGAGAACCTACGCGGTGCCCCAGTCCCGATTTGACCGTGATTTCGAGCTGACCGTTTCCGTGGGTGGCGGGCGAGAGGTTATCGTCAAGCCGCCGATGCGGATCAGTTTCAGCGCGAACAAGTCGGTCTCCGGTGGGCTCAATAAATTGACCTGCCGGATCTACAACCTGCAACCCTCCAATCGTCTCGCCCTGACCAAAGATGCCGAAGGGCACGAGATCATCCCGGTCAGCCTGCGCGTGGGCTACAAGGGCACCATGGCGCTGATCTTTAAGGGGACGGTATACCGCGGGCAGAATTTCCGCGAGGGGCCGGATTTCATCACCGAGCTGGAGAGTCTGGACGGCGGCGCCCAGGTGCTCGGCACGTTCATCAGCACGACCGTTCGAGGCAAGGACCGCGCGCTCGATGCTGTGCGCCAGGCCACCGGGCTGGGGAAGGGCAAAACGACGACTCAGGAGCCGCTTGTTCGTCCCCGTGTGTTGATCGGTCCGACGGCTCGGGTACTCGATGAACTACTGGAAGAGGGCGCGACATGGTACGTGGATGATGAACAATTGTACGTATTGAAGACCGACGAGGTGATCAGTAGTTTCGTGCCAGTAGTCAATGCGGCCACCGGGCTGCTCAACACACCAACCCGTGAACAATCCAAAGTCACCTTCGACACGCTGATGAATCCGACATTGCGCATCGGGTCCTTGTGTAAGCTGGAGAGTCAATCCGCCCCGCACATGAACGGGCTTTATAGGGCCATTGAGATGGGCTACAGTGGGGATAATTACGGGGCGAACTGGACGATGAGCATTACCGCCCTTCCAGCGGGCGATTATACGGTGCTGTGATGATAGGCGAACAAAAACAGTTACTCGATGTGCTGATGGTGGCGATAGGCAACGCGCTATCCAATCTACACACGGCCACGATCGCCAGGGTCACCGCCGTGAACGCCACGACGATCAACTGCCGTCCGGTGATCAATCGGATAGTGGACGGCGTAAGCATCAACCTGCCCGAGTTCGTCGATGTACCGGTGCTAGTTGCCCAAGGCGGCGGCAGCTATACCGCGTATCCGGTGGCCGTGGGGGACTATGTGGCCCTATTCTTTACTGAGCGATGTTTCGATCGCTGGTGGAATGGTCAGGACTACCAGCCGCCGCTCGAGCTGCGGATGCACGATTACAGCGACGGCATCGCGCTGCTCGGCCTCAATCCTCTGGCCGGGCTGATCCCCATTCCCACGACGATCAAGCAAGTTGGGGACACGGTTCAGATCGGGGACTATACTCACACAGGGAACCGTGATCAAACGGGCAACTATGTGCATGAGGGCAATGTCACCCGCGTCGGCGATATGAACGTCACGGGTGACATGCTGCTGACGGGCGATTTAACCGTCGACGGGAATATCATCTGCACCGGCAACATATCGGCGGCCAGTTTCAGCGGCCCAGCAGGCGGCACGATGGTCGCCTTAGGTGATATCAGCACTACCGGCGAGGTCACCGCAGGCGGTAAGAATCTGTCAACGCATACCCACCCGGTCACCACGGCGCCGGGTACTACTGGGACACCAAACTAATGCGCGTATCAGGACTGACAGCAGACGGGGATTGGCGGTTCGGTCAAGGCCGGGCGGTCTATTTGCGCCGTTCGGATGCTATCCGCCAGAATGTCGTCACCAGGCTGCGGTCCTTCACCGACGATTGGTTCCTCGATATCACCGCCGGGCTGCCCTGGTTCGAGTTGCTGGGGAACCGTGAAACCGAGCGGCGTCTGTTGCGTGAGGTGGAGGCGGTGGTGCTGAAAACCGAAGGTGTCCGGGCCATCGAACGGCTGCGGTTGACGCGGCTCTCCCGGTCACGCGAGGCCTTGATCGAGATCGACGTGGTGGACATCTTTGATGAACGATTTACCGAGAGGCTAACCCCGGCATGAGTCTGACATTCACCCCCGATGGTCTGTCGATCCAGACATTCGATGAGATATACGCCGAGCTGGTGGCCGGGTATCAGGCGATCTACGGGACCGATATCAACCTCGACCCGGACAGCCCGGATGGCCAGCGTGTAGGCATCGAGGCCAAGGCGCGGCTCGATGCCCAGGCGTTCGCCTTGGCCCTCTATAACCAGCTCGATCCGGACCTTTCCGCCGGTGAGATGCTGAATAAGATCATCAAGTTGGCCGGGATCACCCGTCGCCCGGCCACCCGGTCACAGGTCGACGTGACGGTTACCACGGACCGCGATCTAACGCTGCCCGATGGGTATGCCGTGGATGACGATCTGGGGCAGACCTGGATCACCACATCGACCAAAGCGCTGACCACGGGCGCCAATACGGTGACGCTGGTCTCCGAGGTGTTCGGCGCAGTGGAGGCCGGGATAGGCACGGTCACCACACCGGCCACCATCGTGATCGGCGTGCTCTCGATCACCAATCCCGCCATCGCCACGGTAGGCCGGGATGAGGAGACGGACGCCGAACTGCGTATCCGCCGCAATCAATCGCTGCAGGCTCCGGCTACCTCGACCGTCGGCGGGTTGTTCTCGGCATTGGGCAATCTGGCCGGGGTCACCGACTTGGTGGTCTATGAGAATGACCAGGACACATTGGATGCAGTCCGCAATATCGCACCGCATACGATATGGTGCGTGATCGAGGGCGGCACTGTGGCTGATATTATTGAGACCATCGCCAAAAATAAAACAGGCGGCACCGGGATCAAGGGCACCGTTACGGGAACATACGATGAAATACTATACAAACCGGACGGGACCCCGTACACGATTGTTCACACGATGGCATTTGATCGTCCAGTCGATGTTCCGCTGTATATCACGCTGACCGTTAACGGAACGGGGGGCGCAGTGGTCGATACGGACGCGATTAAAAACGCACTGGCGGCCTACGAGTTCAGCATCGCCGAGGATATCAGCGCGGCGGAGTTATACGCCCCCGTGTACGGCGTAGCCAATAATTTCACCGCCACGCTGCTCAAAATCAGTGACGACGACATCACCTATACCGACGGGCTGCTGAGTCCCGGCTATGATGGGCTATTCAGCCTGGATGTCGCAAATATTACGATCACCGACATAACGCCGCCATGACCGATTTCACCGATGCCTACCGTGACCTCCTGATAAAACAATATTGGGATAAGCCACGCGCACGGGCGGAGATCGAACTGCAGGCGGGCACCTGGGAGTCCGTGCGCGATATCCTGCAGCAATTCGGAGACGTTTTTGATATCGATCAGGCGACTGGCGATCGGCTGGATATCATCGGCAAAATCGTCGGTATTAGCAGGACGGTCCCTTTTGTTATTGCAAAAATAGCGTTTGGATTTGCTGATAATCCGGACGCCCGAGGGTTCGATAGCAAATTCGACGTGATTGCTAACACGGCGCCTTTTTTAAGCAAGTTCGAATCGACACACACCACCCTCGAACTGGGCGATGCGGATTACCGGTTCTTTATTAAGGCGCGGATTGCCGCCAATATCGGCAACGCTGTGATGGTATCTGACGATCGGGTGAGTATGCAGGACGTTATCAACACCGCATTCGATGGGCTGGCCTATATTGTAGATCGCTACAATATGTCCCTGGCGCTGTATGTATCGCCATCATTCGATACTGAACGCCTAGTAGCGATAAAGAATCTCGACCTACTACCAAAACCCCAAGGGGTTCGGTATGCTAGTATTATATTGGCCGAATTGAATGAAACATTCGGGTTCAGTAATAACCCCAATGCACTTGCGTTTGCCAGTAAATTCAACCCGCTGGAGATTGGTGGGCGTTTTGCCTCAAAGGTGATATGACATGGCTAAAATTACACGATTTAACGGAAACCTGCTGGCATTCGGCATCAATGCGACGGGCACCAATCGCACCATATTCGGTGACGTAACACAGAGCGACGCGCTTGATGACAACCTCAACACCGATTACTTTCTCGGCTGGGAGATCGTCGGTGTCAATGAAAACCCGACTAGGGAAGATTTTAACGCGCTGGGCTTTACGCACGGGCAGATCCTCGCCTATCTGCATCAAATGGGCGTGCCGGAGTGGAACACCAGTCAGGAGTACCACATCGGATCATTCGCCAGTGTCGCCGGTGTTCTGTACGAGTCGCAGACGAATAGCAACGTCGGCAACGACCCGACAGCGGACAGCGCAACGAACTGGTTACCACTGAAAGACAATCGCATCACTGTTGCGACAATCACCCCGGCATCGGATGCCAATGTCACATTGACCCGCGACGAGTACAGCGCCGAGGTGTTGGTGCTGACCGACGGGGCGTGGACGGCGGCCCGCAGTATTATCGTGCCGAACGAGTCACGTGCCTATCGGGTGGATAACTCCGCCGGAACCTATAACGCCCTAATTAAAACAGCCGCAGGGACTGGTGTAACGGTACGCGCGGGGGATGTGCAGGTCGTATATTGTGACGGTGTGAACGTTTATGGTGATTATGTATGGACAGCTATGAATGACACGGATTTCGTGAAATCCAGGCCGACGGTAATAGACACACAGGATTGGGATTCACTTACCACCGCAGGTGTTTATACAGTTAATAATGCCTCAGGTTTAAACGCCCCGCCGGGTAGTTATGCCTATGGAATATTGATTGTTTCAACATCGGCATACGGTAGGATTTCTCAAGAATACCATGAACATGGTGCCCCATACAGCACGTGGGTTCGTGTCCTTTTGCCGGCTGGCTGGTCAGTGTGGAGAAGGCAGTACAACCAGACAAACATCCTCGGCACCGTCTCCCAATCCGGTGGCGTGCCTACGGGTCGGGTAATCGAACGCGGCAGCAATGCCAACGGCGAGTATGTGCGATTTGCCGATGGGACGCAGATTTGTACGTTTACAGATACGGGATTGGCCGCAGCGACGGCTTATGGAGCCATATATAAGACAGCATCCGTGGCTAACTGGACTTTCCCGGCGGCATTCGCCGTGGCCCCGTATATAAATGGTACTGCTGATAACCGATGGGTTATTAAATCCACGGCCTCCACGACGCAAACTGGTTATCTTCATGCCTCTGCTATATCCAGTGCTGGCGCT